GAAAAACCTTGGACCGTGCGGGCGCGACACCTAGCCAACCGGGGTCGGCATGACTGAAATGATAAGAACATGGTGGCCAGTTGCCATTACCGTCATCGCCGCGATTGCTTGGCTAATCCGCCTTGAGTCGCGCGGGATATCCAACGGCACCGAAATCAAGCGGTTGTGGTCTCAACGCAGAGAGGACATGGAAGCCGCGAAAGAAAGTCGAGACCGCATGGATCGCAGGCTTGATGAAATTGCGTCGGACATAAAGACGCTGCTAAGGGGAATGGGAAAATGAAAACCAGCATCAAGGGCCTAATTGAGATTGCCCGCGAGGAGGGGCTTGTGCCTGCGCCATATCTGGATGCCGTGGGTGTCTGGACGTTTGGCATCGGACACGCCGCAACATCTGGCCTTGAGCCGGACCCAAGCAAAATGGCGCGCGGCATGCCTGCCGATCTGGACGCTGCCATTGCGCTGTCGTTCAAACTGTTCCGCGATCATCTTGGCGTTTTTGAGCGTGGCGTTTTGCGCGCTATCACCGTGCCAATGACGCAAGCACAGTTTGATGCGTGTGTTTCGCTTTGCTTCAATATCGGCGTGGGTGGGTTTGGGACGTCATCGGTTGCGCGGCACATGAATGCAGGCAACCCAAGCAAGGCCGCAGATTCATTCCTGCTCTGGAACAAGGGCCGCGTAAACGGCAAGATGGTGCGCATTGAAGGGCTGGCCAATCGCCGAGACCGCGAAAAGCTGATATTTGAAACCGGGCGCTACCCCGGCGGCACCATTCCTGTCATGGCGGTGTCCGCATCAAACAAGCCTGTTTATAGCCGAGTCGTGCGCCAATTAACCGAGGCGCAGGTCACGGCATACCTACAGCCCTCGGTATCGCGCCCTGTGGCCCGTCCCGCGCCCGTTGTGGCCCCTGACACACATGCACCTGCAACCGGCTTCTGGGCGCGTATCCTTGAATTGCTGGCATCCCTTATTAAAGGCAAGCGCACGTGACGAACTTTGGACCATTCGCGCGCATCATCCTGCGCTACGGCATTGGATACTTGGCCGGATCAGAGGTTGGCGAGATGCTGGCAATGGATCCCGACGTTGTGCTGGTGCTGTCTTTGGGCATGGGTGCGGCGGTTGAGGGCGTCTATGCGATGGCCAAGCGGTATAGGTGGGCGACATGATCGCCGCAATCCTTTCCAGCCGCCCCGTGCGGTGGATTCTAGGCGCGTGGGTGGCGGTCATTGCCTTTCTGGGCATCATCATGGCCGCGCGCAGAGACGCCACCCGTGACGCCATAACACAAGCGGAAAACGCTGATGCCCGAAGCTACATCGCTAAGCGCAAGGAGATTGACATTGAAGACCTGGGGATTGGTGCCACTGATGCTGGTAGGATTAAGCGGTTGCACGACATTGCAGACCGGCAGCGCGGCGGCGGTAATTGACGCCAGCGCTCCGTTTGTTGGACCGTGTGCAGGTGCATTGGCTGGTGAAAGTATGCCGGTCGCGCGTGAACAGTGCCTGCCGATATTGGTTATCTTGGATGGTGCGCTGTGACTGATCCGCTGCGCGTATCCTGCCTCCATGAGGCGGCAACCCTGACCGCGGGCGATAGGGAAATTACCTACGGCCCGCCAGTCCAAAACATGCAGCACATTGCGGACATATTCAACGCATGGACCGGGCGAGACCTGACCGCGCGGGAAGTGGCCCAGCTTCACATTGCCACCAAGCTGGCGAGAACGCAGACAAGCCCGACACACCGGGACAGCTACGTTGACACAATGGCCTATCGTGGGATCGAATATGAGTGTGCTGTTGCCGCGCTGAAATAAGGGAAAGACACCGTGAAACATCTACTCGCCGCCGCCGCACTTGCTATTGCCGCATCTACCGCGACCGCACAAGACATGCCCTGTCTGTCGCCTGAACAGACGCCGCGCATCATGGCTGATCTGGGCTTTGAGTTGCAGGTGGATGCGCTTGGCATCATGGGGCAGGGTAGCGGCCCGGTGCAGATTTGGGTTCACGCAGATGGCGCGTGGTTCATGTTTTTGATATACAGCGACGGCACCGCCTGCCCCTTCATGCGCGGCACTGAATGGTGGGACGGGGAGTTGATGTAATGCCAACGCCGCCCCTGTCGCATGAGGCGATGCTGGAAGCTGTAGACGCCGTAAGAAAGCACGGCTCGCAATCCGCTGCCGCGCGGTGGCTTAAAATGCCCGTAAAGACATTCAACAGCCGCTATAAGCGCGCCGTAGATGCCGGGTTACACCTGTCCGAAGGCGCAAGGGCCATGATGAAGCTGTCCGGTCTGGGTGGCGCGGAAATCAAGGGCGGGTGGGTTGCGGTCCTAGATGACAGCGGCCAAAAGATCGGCAACAACCGATGGACCGCGCCAACGTCATCCGAAGAAACAAGCCAATTCCTTGACATGATACGCGGCGCGATTGACGATCTGCGCGACGAAACATTCCCGGCGTATGAAATCCGGCCCGCACCCAGTGGCGATTGCCTCCTGATCGTTGATCTTGCAGATGTGCATGTTGGTAAGATGTGTGCTGAGACTGAAACGGGCCACACCTACAGCCGCGAAATTGCCGTGCAACGCATGGTGGAAGGCACGCGCGAACTGATCCGCAAGGCATCAGGATCCGGCATCGGGCGCATTCTGTTTGTCTTGGGTAATGACATTATACATGTGGATAACGCGCGATCTACCACGACAAGCGGCACGCATCAGGACAGCGCGGGTAGCGTCCATCAAATGTATCGGGATGCCTTCGCGGGGTACGTCAAGTGCATTGAACTGGCACGCCTGACCGCGCCGGTTGATCTGATATTCTGCCCGTCGAATCACGATTGGCTGATGGGTTGGTGCCTGGCGCGCGAAGTGGGCGCGTGGTTTAGAAATGCGCCGGATGTGACCGCGACAGAATATAACCTGTCGGAAATGCACCGCAAATATTACAGGTTCGAATCCAACTTGATTGGCATGACACACGGCGACGGCGCGAAAGAAGCTGACCTGTATCCACTGATGATGACCGAGGCCCGCGCGCATGTTTCAGATTGCCTGCACCGCTACTGGTATCTTCACCACGTCCACCACAAGACGCGCAAGGCGGTGGGCGTCACGACACACAAGCGCGAAAAAGATCACATCGGCATGACCATGATGCACAACGCGGCCCGCAGTATGGAAGGCGACAACATCCAGATTGAGCATGTCCGCAGCCCGTCATCGCCTGATGGTTGGCATCACCGAAACGGGTACATCAACCGTCAGGCGGTGGAGTGCTTCGTACATCACCCACACGACGGGCAGGATGGTCGGTTTACGGTGTGGTTTTAGGCGGTGTCCTCGAAATAGGCGTCGCGCACAATGGCGGCCAGGGTAAGGGCCACCAACGCGCCCTTTGCGGTCTGGGCTACGAGCCACTCTTGCTCCTGCGGCGTGAGGTTTTGCACCACGTCAGTCATGCTGCCCATCTTTACGCCATCGCGGTTGCAGGCGCGGCGGAAGATGTTTGGCTTGTCACAGGTGGCGATGAAGCCGCGTTCGTCAAGTTTTTCAATCCCGTGCAATAACAGCCTTCGCTGGAGCGTGGCGGTATTGATGCCCAACGTCTCTGCCATGTCCGTGATGCTACGGTAGGTGACGCCAAAATGGGTTTGGGGTTTAGGTGTGTTGGCCATTATACTACCAGCCAAACAATTACAAAAACTACAGGCATTCCGCTTCGTTTTCTATCTGACATTTTGTTTTCCTATTTTAATCCAGTGACACGGCCCCGCATGGCCGTGCTTCAAGATTACTTGCACCAGCTACCTGTTTTGGTGGTGCGCAGGATGCTGTCCACCATCGCGGCCAACGATCCGGTCGGTGGTCGCACGGTCAGCGCCAGACGCCTCTACGATAAAGGCCGTAGTGGCAAGCATCAAGGCTACGACGGATGCAAGAATAATTTTCATTTGGTTGGTTCCTTTGGGTTATCATGCATTGGCGCATGGGATCGGGCAGGGCACACCTGCCGTCACCGATGGGTCAATAAAGAGATGCCTCGAGCAATTGCCAGATGATTGACACAATACCTGCCGCGCAAACCCACGGAAGTAGACGCATGACAAAGCGGTCAAAGCGGTCGTCGTTTGGATCAGTCATAGCAAACTCCCGATATACACAGCTACAGCGTAGCACACACACACGTCTTGATGCGGGCAATCATGGCGTCACGTCGTGCCTGCCGGTGCAGAGCCTCATAAAGTCTGGGGAATTTGTTTTGCGGAATGGTGTCCAGGCGGATGTTCACGGTGTCACCACATAAAACGCCACACACATGGCGATGATGAGTAACAGACTGATGGCGTCGCGGATCAAGCCTGGGCGTTTGCGGGGCATGTTGC